TCAATTAGGGGATGTTTTGTAGGCGTCAAGGTTGCGTTGCGGAATGCCGTGGGGGCCAGTAGGGCTTTTGCGTTCCTTGTACGGTCGGAATTCTGGGTTTGCTCTGAGCCATGCCAGGGCATCTTTAATCAGGATGCGGCCGCCTGGGAACGGACAGCCCCATTTTTTCATTGCGGAGGTGAAAGCCATGGTAACTCCAAGCGCGGCGGCAAGCTGGGTCTGATTAAGGAGTCTCGTGGAGTTGCTCGGCAAGTTGCGGAGTTCTTCTTTTTCTTTTTGGGTCATTGGTGTGTGGGTGGTTAGAGGTGGATGATATAAGGGGTGATGGCCGTGCAGGGGTGGCCGTGGCGTTTGATGTGTTCGGCGTAGGATGATATTGGGATGTGGTAGCGGCAAAAGGTTCCGGAAGTCCGGTGGGTTTGCAAGTAGCAGGTTTCCCCGTCCGTTCCGGTTCGGCGGCTGATGACGCAGGCTCCTAAATTGAGGGGGATGGTCGTTACGGTGGTGTCGGTAGTATCCAGATCGGCGGCATTGATTTTGTAGTCAATTTCCTGTTCTGGAGCCCATAGCTGGCAGTTTCCGCAACATTGGCAAGCGGCGGAATTGAAGTTGTCTTCAATGTAGCTTGTTTCCGTTTTGTAAATATGCATAATTTTTTATTTGATAATTTATGAAAAGCATAATTTGAGTATTTGATTGTTCCATACGTAAAATAGAAGCTTGTCCATATTTAAGGCGAGCCATGGCAAATTCTGTTCATCCCTGATAAGTATGGTTTCTTTTTTTCCTAAGCTGTTTTCTAACTTTTTTAATAACTTCAGTATAAATGTTGGTGTGGTATCTATTAGAACGTTAGGCTTGTTTCCGAAAGATGCCGTATAGATGTGTATTTCAAATTTATTTTTCATATTCATATTATTTTATTTGTAAGTTTGTTTTGGGTGTTTTTTTTGATGTATTATTTTAATACAGAGGTATTGTTTAGGATTTTGGCGGTCCGAAAAAGTCTTGGCTCCAGCGGCCTTGACAGAATGTGAGGTGGGTTGTGTGTTGGCCGTTGCGGCTTGTAATGCTTCCACCTATGCACAGCCACGTTTTTCCTACAGGTAAAGAGGGGAGAACAGGGATGGTTGAAATTTTGAGAATATGCTCTTGAATATTGAATGTTCCGGGGAAGGATATGGTGTATATCTTTGTGGTGGATCTGTTTGTTTTCGGTTTCATTATTTCCACTCCTTTCTCGGTTCCCAGTTGTCTTGTAAGAATTCAAAGTATGTCGCGGCAGAGTTTCGCAAGCATTTCCAGCATGGAGAAGAGTGGTGATAATTGTATCCGTTTTTGCAATTTCTGCATGTCCTGCCTTCCGGAGGATTCCACGCCCGGTGCGCGGGCCGCTTCTGCCATGCGTCACGGATGGCATCTTCAACGCCGTACATCATCCGTGGCTCTCCGTGGTAATCGCTGCATTCCCTGGGGCCTTCCGTGAAACGCATGAGGCTTTTCCGCTCTTTCAGGATGCCGCGGGCTTCTCCATAGGCTAGGATCGCTTTCTGTTCCGGCGTCAGTTTCATTTTTCCCGTCTTTTCCGGTTGAGTATTTTTCTTTTAATTTCCTTCCAGTTGTTGCCGATTGAACCGGTGCATATATCCTTGACTATGGAGCCGTCATACATTGCTTCAATGTGCATGGCGTCAATTTTTAAGTGGGCTTTCCATACGTTAAGGCCGTATTTCCTTCTTTTGGCCGGAGCTTTCATAATGATTATTTGATTAAGCGGTTTTTTGGTTGAGGGTGTATTGATTCTTCAGGGCGTTGTGCAGGGACAGGGCCATTTCATAGGCCATGTGGACTTCCACGGCGTTCCCTATGAATTTCCGTTGCTGGGTTTGCGTGCCGCAAAGTTTGTAATCTTCCGGGAATCCCATGACGCGGAGGCATTCACGGATGGAGAGCGGGCGCATGCAAATATCCGCAATGCCCCTTTCCCGCATGGCCCGTTTGAGGGCCAGCATGGCTTCCGTGTCTCCTGGGGCGTCCTGGCTGTAATTGGGGCATCCGGTGTAACGGCATGTGTCCAGGTAAAAATAATCCCTTGTGAGCAGGGTTTTCATGGGCTTGTCCAGCGGGTACACAAGCCCTTTAACTCCGGGGCGCATCATGGCGCGGATGAAGGATGCCGTGGCGACGGAGTAATGCGAATTGGTCATGATGGCCGGGCTGGGCCGGTTTAATGATGCCGGTTTGCTTTTGCCGAATTGCTGATCCAGAAATTGGCATTGGACAACGCGCGGTTTAGGAACCGTGGTGAGAGCAGGGCATGGAGCTTCCGTTGCGGAGATCTGGCCGCCTCCGGAATAGTAGGAAGCCATGAAGATGGCCGTGACCGGATATTTCTGCTGTTTGGTGCAAAGGGTTCCCACGGGCGCATGAATGGAAGTGGCGTAACCCTGGCCGTAATAGTTATCCATGAATTTTCCGGCCGCAAGGTACAGGTTTTTCTGTGTGCAGACGGTAACGCAGGGAGCTTCCAGCGGATGCACATGACCGGGGCCTGACATGTACCGGAAGATGAATTGAGGCCGGGCAAATTTTTTGATTCCTTCCGTCAGGCGGCGCAAGGTGGCATCACAGAGGGGTTTTTTCCGCGTGAAAATGGATTGGCCGAAGTCATCAAGGTCAAGAACGTCCCTGCACGGTTTCCAGTTTTCGCGGGAATGGGTGGGAACCGGCCATGCCAGGGGAAGGCCGTAACGTCCGAACTGAATAAACAGGCGTTTCCGGGAGGTGTAGGCACCAAAATCCGCAGCGTTAAAGATGCGCCAGTCCCCGGAATATCCCATGTCTAAAATATGGGAAAACCATAACTTAAAGGATTCTCCTTTGCGGGCCTTGTCCGGCACCAGTTTTCCGTCCTTTTCCAGCATGGGGCCCCATTCAAGGAATTCCGTTACGTTTTCAATCTGGATATAGTCCGGTTGCAGGGCTTTAATGTAACGGTAAAGGTGCTCCGCAAGGCTGCGGCTGTCCGGATCGCGCGTCTTGCCGCCTTTCGCGCGGCTGAAATTAGTACATTCACAGGATGCCCATAATACTACTTTAGTATCGGGGTAACGCAGGCGGAGCATGGCAACGCGTGCGGCAATGGGCGAGATGTCCAAGGTTCTGATGTCTTCCGTGTAATGGAGGGCGTCAGGGTGATTGGCCGCGTGGGACGCTATGGCCGTTGCGTCATGATTGACGCAGGCCACTACCTGCACGCCGGGCACCCGGCTTACTCCGGTAGTGACGCCGCCCGCGCCGCAGAACAGGTCTATATATAAGAGCCGGGGTTGATATGTAGGAAAGGAAGCGGACATGTTTTGATTAAAGGTAGTTGTTTTCTGGAAGCGGGTAGTTGCTGAAAAGGCTGGAAGTTCCGTTTTCCAGATTTTGCTGAAGTTCAGAAAGTTGTTGGTTCAGTTGCTTAATGGTTTCCGTTTTTTGCAGATACTCCTGAATGTCAGGATGATTCATTTCTGCCGGCGTCAACCGGAAAGCGATTTGAACGGCGTCTTTCCCCGGCCCGTTCATTCCGTCGTACCGGATAGTGATGCCTTTTGAATATGAGGGCCTTCCGACAGGATAAACGCAAAAAGTGGTTTTAAGGCGATAAGCCACAATACCGAATGACCAGTTATTTCTAGGGCTGTTCCCTCGCATGGGATTTTTCAGGAAGCGAATAAGTTCGCCTGCTTTGATGTCGTCAAATTGGTTTGTCTTTTTCATGGGATTACTCAATTTCTTCAAGAGTGTTTATGGCACTTGTTATGCATTCACAGGCTTCCTGCATGGAGTAAATGGCATTTTCTGATTGCTCTATGCGGTTGAGCATGTTTTCCGGGAGGTTATCTTTATACTCTTCTTCTTCCTCCATGATCGTTTCCAGCTTTTCAAGGAGGTTTTGGAGGTTGTCATGCAGGTCTTCCAACTCTTTGCGGCGTTGTTTATTCATGGTGTGTTTATTGTTAGGTGTGGCGGGAGTGTATAACTCCAAGTTCAACCCTTGTGGGGCTCTTGAAGAGTTGAAGGAGGAACAATAATACCTAAGTAGAGAGTGTCTTTTGTGGCGGCTATCGCATGGACGGTAGCCGCTGTTTTTTTTGTTTGATGAAACATTCTTACGTAAAGCAGGAGCGGCGTTGTTTGTTCAAGTTTGATGATGGGGGAGTGGGTGGTGTGGATGAATCCTTGATTTGAGAGTTTGGATAGATCCTGTTCGTCCAGGCAAATGTATTGAATGGCTTTCCCGGTATAGGGAGCTAAATCAAATTCCGTAAGGCTTGGCGTTTTGATGGAGTGTGTGATGGTGTTCATGTTTTTTTCTTTAATGGTTTGGTTGAGGTCAGGCGGCGGGGCGGTTGAGGGTGGTGGTTTTTGATTTTGAATATTGGTCCAGGGCGTATGAAATGATTCCGTGGACCAGGTCTTTCACCGGGATGTGGATGTGTTCAGCGATGCCTTCCAATGCCTGGAAGTCTTCTTCCTTCAGCCGGATGATGAGGTTGGTTTGTAATGATGTCGTTGCCATGTCTCCTGACTACAACAAAGTTGCTTATTAGTCAAAATATTTTTACTCAAAAGTTGTCATTTGGGAAAATTGTTTGACCGGCCATACAATTTTGTTGTAGTGTTTGGGCATGGAAAAATTTAGAGATGAGCTGAAAAGTTGGATGAAAGAATCAGGAAAAAGCCGTGACTGGGTGGCTGAAAAATTGGGTGTTGGTAAAAGAACAGTAGATTCTTGGTTTTCCTACAAACAGATTCCGGAAAAAAAGCAAAAGTTACTCCGTGAGTTGATGGAGAAAGAGCAGCAACCGAAGCAGGTTGAGATTAGTATGGATTTTACGCCGGAGCAACTGGAAATGATTCGTCAGGCTGCGGCGTTGAGGGGGGAAACGCCCGGAGAATGGTGTGAGCGGGCAATTAAGGCTTTAACTGCTGTGTCGGTAGCCCTGAATGATTATCACCGGTTAGGCGGTAAGGGAGGATAAAAGCGGTGTCTGGTGGGATATGGAGGGGGGTAAGTGTGTTTTTTTTGTGCTGTAAAATGAAAAATCGGTTTTTTGCTTGACTTTGGCAGTGATTTTTTTTTTTTTTCTGTGAAAACTATGATGCCGCAAGAATATTATGTTGATGAAATGGGGGAGATTACCGGCCCTTATGCGTTGAGAACTCTTCAGCAGTTGGCAATTAAAAACCGCCTTGAAATGATGACTATGGTTTGCCCTGCGGAAAAAATCAATAATCCGGAGTGGGTGACGTTGGAAGAAGTGTTGAGAGATCATGGATTGAGTGCTACCGTGGCTTCCCTGTACCCTCACCCGGTTCCGCAGAACAAGGCGCAGTTATCCAGGGTTGTTTATATTTTGCTTGCTTTATTCTTAGGGGGGTTTGGTATTCATAACTATTACGCCGGATATAGCAGACAGGGAGGTTTGCAGCTTGCTGGAACGTTGCTTGGCTGGGCTCTTACTGTTGTGTTTCCTGTTTTTATTTTGCTTCCTGCTTGCGTCGGTGTTTGGGTGCTGATTGATATTTTCTCTACCAGCAAGGACGCACAAGGCGTTGCTTTCAAATGATTATTTATTTTTTATGCTGGAAAAATTTGACAATCTGTTATTGTAAAACTTATCATTGATTCGTTATGCGTGCTTTTACCTTTATCATGTTTTTGTGCCTTCTTTGTTCCTTAAACGGATATGCCGCCAGAGAAAAGGGTGAGATTATGTTTTTCCCTAAATCTGAAAGAGCGGTGGCAAAATCAGAGAAGAAGTATCTGGAATTTTACCGGAATTTGAATAAGGGGGTGTTAATGTATGAGGTGAAA